AAAAATGGGGGTGCAGTCGCAGAAACAAAAGCAAAACGCCCATTTAAAGGTAAAAACATCCCCGGCACTATGGTTGCAAACGGGTGTGGTGTTGTTATGTCAAACGGTAAAAATTCCAGAAGAAAACGCACTAAACTAACTTAGGAGAATATCATGGCGATGAAGAAAAAAGGTTATCGTAACGGCGGTAAAGTAAAGAAAATGATGAAAGGCGGTGCCGCTGGCGGCATGAAAAAGCCTAAACGCATGATGAAAGGTGGCGCTGCTGGTGGTATGAAAAAGCCCCGTATGATGAAAAAGGGTGGTGCAGCGGGTGGAGTAATGACTCTTGCACAACTCAAAAAAGCAGCGGCAGCAAAAGGTATGAAGTTAGTAAAAAAATAATGTCATATCTATACAGCAATATACCTTACTTTAAGGCATGGGTTCGCCGTGAATATACTCACAACCATGAGGATTATCACGGCGAATTTCTTCATGCTATGGTCATAGGTGTAACAACAATCCCGAACAGATGTTTGAGTTTCCAAGTTATATTTACTGGAAACGAAGCTGAAGATGCAGATGAGGACACAGTTCATGGCGGTGCTATGTGGGCAAGAATGCCTATAACTGCACTTGTAGGCGACATACCGTTGGAAGAATGGCCCGAACCAATGCAGACATATGACGCACAGCCTTGGGACTGTGCATCCCATCATCACTCTGTATTTGTCATGGATCGTGCAACGCCTTGCCCTTGGATGGCAAAAATAGATGGTGAAATGCACCCAGCCAAGTATTTATTTACGGTTGATTACACTAACAGCGAGATTGCAGATGATCCCGCACAACACAAACAAAGCCACGTTTTGCAGTTGCTAGATGCAGGTGAATGGACAGGCAATATAGTAGCTTTGCCAAATAACCGCGTTCGTGTTACACATCCAGCGTGGTTTGTAACTGGTGAGGGAGCGCCTGACTTCAAACCATCACAGCATATACATTATTCTAAATCTGATTTAGACTACACCTTAGATGTTAACAGGGTTTTCGATAACCTTTATAACGAGGAATGACATGGCAGTATCAGGCTCAACAGATTTTGAATTAGATGTTGCTGAATACATCGAAGAGGCTTTTGAGCGTTGCGGCTTAGAGGCCCGAACTGGATATGACCTGAAAACAGCTAAAAGATCGTTAAATCTTTTGTTTGCGGATTGGGCTAATCGCGGCCTTAATCAATGGACAATTAATCAAAGAACTTTCACTGTAACAAGTGGTGATGGTGAGACAAACCTTGACACTGATGTAATTGATATATTGTCATTAGTGGTTCGCAGGGACGGCACAGATTATTCGTTAAGCAGAATTAGCAGAGATGAATATCTAAGCATTCCAACAAAAACAACTACAGGCCGACCAACGCAGTTTTTCTTAGACAGACAAATAACGCCCAATTTAAAGCTGTGGCCCCTGCCTGATAATAGCACAGATGTAATCGTCTATGATGCTTTGACGCGCATGGATGATGCCGACACTTACATAAACACGGTTGACATGCCATTTCGGTTTTATCCCTGCCTAGCTGCGGGATTGGCGTATTACATTGCCATGAAAAGAGCGCCAGAAAGGTTGCAAATACTTAAACCGATATATGATGAAGAAATTAATAGGGCTATGGATGAAGATAGGGACAGAGCTTCATTTAGAGTTGCGCCAGATTTAAGGAACTATAGGTATGTCTAGGTACGCCACAGGAAAATGGGCGTATGGAATATCTGACCGTTCTGGATTTAGGTATCGTTTGCGTGATATGCGCAAAGAATGGAATGGTCTTTTAGTTGGCAAAGATGAGTGGGAGCGCAAGCAGCCTCAACTTGAGCCTCTTAGGGTAAGGCCCGATCCACAGGCTTTACGTGATCCAAGGCCACAGCAAAATGAAACAGAAATTAATTCAATACAATATGGTTTTAATCCTGTTGGTTATCGTGGCGATGCTTTAGGTTTTACTGGTAATAGATTAAAAGCTGAAGGGTCTGTAGGCACAGTTACTATTAACGTAAGCCCTAGTCAGGAAGACGTTGCAAATGTCGTAGGTGTTTATGGCACTGGCGCTTTAGGTTCTGTCACCATACCTTCAGCTTCAGCACCAAGATTTGACAGCACATCTATTACACTAGATTCAACAACAGATACTTTTGATGAAGGATAAAACATGGCTTTACAAAGCGTAGGAATAGGAAGCAGTGCAAATGATGGCAATGGGGACACTCTTCGTTCTGGGGCCACTAAAATAAATGCAAATTTCACCGAAATATATGCGGCTCTTGGCAATGGAACCACGCTTACAGATATAATTAATTCTAGTGGTATTATTGACGTAAGTTCTGGTGCAAATAAAATTGTTTTTTATTATGCTAATCTAAGCGACTTACCAAGTGCTAGTACCTATCATGGCGCGGTAGCGCATGTTCACGCGACAGGTGGGTTATATTTCGCGCACGGTGGCGCATGGATTAGGCTGAACGATGAAACTACTGGGCCAGTTACGCAGTATACTGCGGGTGTAAACGGATCAACTGCGTATACATTTACTGGACCCGGAGCCACCTCTGGAAACAACCCAAACTTTACTTTTTACAAGGGCCATACGTATCTTATAAATAACACGGCTAATGTAAGCAGTCATCCATTGCAGATAAGAGTATCTTCAGGAGGTTCCGCTTTTACAACAGGAGTTACTGACAACTACAACTCAACATCAGGGCTGACACAGTTTATTGTACCGCATGAGCCTTCTGACACTTCTTTAGTCTATCAATGCACCAACCACAGCAGTATGGTTGGAAACATAACAATAGTGTGACGCTATAGGTGAACAAATGAGCTATACATACACAACACTAAAAACCGCGATAAAAGATTATACAGAGAATGATGAGACTACTTTCGTCAGGAATCTACCCGTATTTATAAAAAACTCTGAAGAACGGATTTTAAAAAATGTTCAACTTAGTCTTTTTAGAAAAAATGCAACGGGAGTTATGTCAGACACAAGCAAGTATTTAGCCGTTCCATCTGACTTTTTAGCGCCATTTTCTTTGTCATACACTTCAAATAGCGAAGAAATATTTGTTGATTTTAAAGACCCTGACTTTGTTCAATCATTTAATCCAAACCCTGCAACAAAAGGGTTGCCTAGATTTTATGCACAATTTGACGTAGACAATTTTATTTTAGGGCCAAGTCCTAATAGCGATTTTCCAGCGGAATTACACTACTTTTACCGTCCAGCCAGTATAACATCTAGCAGTTTTTCTATAACTCTCTCCAACGTCAGCGGAACATTCACAACTTCGGATACCGTTACAGGTTCAACTAGCTTGCAGTCTTCAAAGGTTAGTTCTGTTACAAACGCGAGTACCTTGAGTGTCGCAATACCCGCAGGAGATTTTGTTGTGGGCGAAACGTTAACAGGAAGTTCTAGTGGAGCTACGGGTACGCTGGCAACAATAGGTTCAGACGCAACTGAAACTTGGCTTAGTGAAAACGCAGAAGTTGCTTTGCTTTACGGAAGTTTGATGGAAGCGTATATATTTATGAAGGGTGAACCTGATTTGCAGCAAATATATGAAAAACGTTTTGGGGAAGCTATAATGGGCTTGAAGTCTTTGGGCGAATCAAAAGAAGTTACAGATGATTATCGTACTGGAATGATTATAAGGGCGAAACAGTAATGAATATGCCATTTGAAATGTCTATTGGTAGTGTTGGGGTTAAAACTACTAACAATCGCGGCTTTACCCCTGAAGAAGTTGCGGAACTATGTGTTGATAGGTTGATGATCGTGTCAAATGACGCACCACCCGTGATTAAAGATCAAGCATTAGCTCACAAGGAACGTATGAGGGCTGTAATCGCAGCCTACATGAAACAGGCTATTCAAAGCGATAGAACTACTGTATATAATGCAATCAGTGATGCTGGTCATAAAAAACTAGCAGAATATATAAGGAAAATGTAAATGGCATTCTCAGGAAACTTTATGTGTACCTCTTTCAAAGTTGAAGTTTTGAAGGGTGTCCACAATTTTACCGCTGCATCTAACGTCTTTAAGCTGGCAATGTACACAAACAGCGCAAGTTTTACAGCGGCTACCACAGCTTACACCTCTAGCAATGAAGTTAGTGGCACAAACTACACGGCTAAAGGTAACGCTATAACCACAGTTACTCCTGTCGCATCTAGCACAACGGCTCTGGTAGACATGGACAATGTTGTATTTAGCAACGTGACTATTTCTGCCGTTAGAGGCGCATTGATCTTTAACGAAGCGGCTTCGGGTGATCCAACGGTTTGTGTTCTTGATTTTGGTGGAGATAAAGCGGCAAGTGCAGGTGACTTTACCGTAGTTATGCCCACCGCAGATGCAAGTAATGCAATTATCCGTATCGCATAATTGAGGGTATAACCCATGCCACTACCTTTTTCTGGCTGGGGCCGTGGTGGTTGGGGTTCCGGTAATTGGAATAGCTTACAAGTAGGAGTATCTGTTACAGGCGTAGCGGGTACAGGCGCTGTTGGCAGCGTAAGCACGACTAGTGGTGTCACTCAGCCTGTTACAGGGGTTAGCGGCACATCTGCGCTTAACACTGTTGTGACTGAGTCTGATGGTAATCTTACGGTAATTGGCCTTAACTCTATTGGGTCAGTAGGCGCAACCACTATAATATCAAACTCCGTACTACCTGTTACGGGTCTTTCCTCTACGGGTTCTGTAGGCACCGCAGAAGCTAGAATAGGTATCAACGCTAACATCACAAGTGGTGTGGCAGGAACTGGGTCAGTCGGTTCTGTGACTGTAACGGGCCTAGCAAATCAAACCGCTACAGGTTTGGCAGGAACTGGGTCAGTCGGTTCTACAACCTACATATTCTCGTATCCCGCTACAGGTGTGTCTGGCACGGGCGGCGTTGGCTCTGTTACTGTCCAAGGTAAAGCTAATCATACTGTTACGGGGGTAGCGGGAACAGGGTCTTCTGGCGCGACTACTGTTACTTTTGAATACTATGCTACGGGCGTATCTGGTACAGCCTCGGTGGGTACTGTTAGTGTAAACCAAGAATTTTCTGTAACAGGCGTATCTGCTATAGGAGTGGTAGGTAATACATTTGTTTGGAACGAAATTGCCCCTGATGATAACGCAAACTGGACACCTATAACCACGTAGTTTGAAAAACGTTGCGTCTTAACGATAGGCGCGGTACAAAGAAAACAACTTATCTGCTTAGGAAACTCACATGGCTAGTACATATGGAAATGATCTTCGGCTAGAAGAGATTGGTGATGGCGAACAATCTGGTACATGGGGCGCTACAACTAATACAAACCTTGAGCTAATTGCAGAGGCCCTTAGTTTTGGCACCGAAGCCATTACTACCAACGCTGATTCACACACTACGCATATTACAGATGGAGCTAGTGATCCGGGGCGCTCTCTGTATCTAAAGTATACTGGAGCGTTAGACAGCACCTGTACTATTACCATTACTCCTGAAGCCGTAAGCAAAGTGTGGTACATTGAAAATGGAACAAGCGGCTCTCAGAGTATTATTATTTCTTGCGGTTCGGGGGCCAACGTAACAATTCCGACAGGTCAAACCAAGGTTGTTTATTCAGATGGTTCTGGCGCTATGGCAGAGATTGGTACGTTGGGCGTTACTAATCTAAATGTGTCTAGTGGTGTTACCGTTGGTGGTAATGCAACTGTTGGTGGAACTCTTGGCGTTACTGGGGTTCTAACAGGTACGTCATTAGATATTAGCGGCGATGTAGACATTGATGGCACAACAAACCTTGATGCCGTGGATATTGATGGCGCTGTTCAAATTGATGCAACAGTAAATGTTGGAGTTGATGACACTGGTTATGACGTTAAGTTCTTTGGAGATACTGCCAGTGCATACATGCAGTGGGATGCAAGTGCCGATGATTTAATTCTTGGTGGCGCTGCGGGTATTGTTGTTCCAGACGGAAAGCTGACGTTAGGCTCAACTGCTGTTACATCTACGGGGGCGGAACTCAACATTCTTGATGGCGTCACATCTACCGCAACCGAAATAAACCAATCTTCTCTCTCCCTCCTT